TTCATTTCCTGTTCGATTCGCCTCGCCAACCATCGACATGATAGTATGTTTCGCGACGTTCCCAAGCACATGGAAGTATGCCTGTTCATCGACGCGCGCAAGTGTAGGAAGATAATCATCTACAATCTTATAGAATGCATTCTTATCCTGCTGCATTACAGACTTGAGAATATTCTCGGTAGAACCAGACATCACATCTTTCTCGAAGTTATCGAGAATCTGTGACTTTTCTACGGCTACTTTAGCATCATTGATAGTCGGAAGAAGTTCAGTGAACTGTTGTTCACGATAATATGCCTTCTCAAGATATGGAAATTTCTTGAATAGGTCAGGATATGCCTTGAGAATTTCCCTTCTCCTGACAGGAGTAACTAGTTCTAGTTGTTCTTCAGTGGGTTCTCCAATTTCAGCTTCAATTTCTGCTAATTCATCTACTTCTTCTTCCTCAGTAGTCTCTTCTTCGCTTCCTTCATCCTTTCCTTCGAGAGTACTTTTAGAAGGTTTTTGAGTATCTTTATCTGACTTTTTATCAGTCTTTTCCTTCGATTGTTCGAGGGGGATTGTATCTTCTTCATTATCAGAATCATCAGCTAGAAATTCAATAGTATCTTCTTTACCTTCAGGTAGAATAGTAGTAGTCCCACCTACTGGACCTGAATCCCCAATAGGACTATTGAACAGTTGCAGATGCTTGATGAACATCACCTTCTCCAGTTATGGGTGCTTCTTTAGAATCTTTAGAATTTGGCTTTTTGCCGGGCGCTGCACCAGAAGCCTCAGCTTGAGCTTGTTGCATACCTTGCATTGAAAGTATCTGATGTATCGAAGCTCCGTATAGAAGTACGTTACGATATCCGTCTTGATTATTAATCTTGGCATCCCTGCCAGTTTCACTGATAACCCACTTACGAACAATCTCGAATGAGATTTGAGGATTACCATAAATTGGGTCAAATTGAACAGAAGGCTGTTCGGGATTAGTCGGGTCAGCAGTGGGCATAGGAGTTGAATTTAGTAGTGTCTTGATATCATCGTATGTCTTCTCGACATCATCCTCACCAGGAACAAAAAAGTCAGTTAGACCAATATGTTCTCGGAGAATAGTAAGATTCTCAGGTGCTCCTAACATAGCCAGAACTTCTGGATTAGAAGCCTGGAGTAGTTGCATCAGCACATCTTTCTGCTGAGCCCAAGTCATTGGAAGATTTTCATTAGCTTCCAATTCAACCCTACCAATTTTTCCTTCTAATTCTGCTTTTCGGATGAAGACATTGATAAAGTTTCCATCTTTATCAAGTTGGACTTCTTTCTCATCACCTTCATCCTTAGTTACTTTAATATACATCGGGATAACTTTCCCGAAGATTTGTTTCCACCAAATAGTGAAAGTCTTCCAATTATTCTGTAATCGCTGTAGCGCCTGCGCACGCGACATCGAATATTGTGATGCAGTCTCAGAACCTTCGATAGCCCCACCAAATAATGAGGGTAGAGCCCCAGATACCAATTGGGCTAGGGATTGTAGTTCATTCAGGAAGGGCATTACTTCCTGACTTAGTGTAGCTGTCTTAGCTTCATAGAATGCTTCATTCAAACTCTTTCCAGTCTTAGGATTAGCTTCATAGATTCCACCCGGAACAGTTTCAATCTGTCTATATGCATTAAAATTCAGGACCGAGGGGTCAGCGAATGTCTGACTGATTCCATGCTCAATAGTCTGCATAATCAAGCTAATTAAGTCATTAACTAATTCCTGCAATGAAACCAATAGTAATCCAAGAGGGTCATGATGTAGATAATCAGAAAGAGGATTATACGTAATAGTCCAGTAGTCATCGAGGCATTCGTTCTCGGATTCTGCGAATTCATCATTCACCAATACTACACGTACACCATCTGGATATTTCTTCTTTAATTTTTCAACCTTCTCGTCCTCTTTAATCACATTAAATGCAGAGGGTCGAAGCCACATATTTCGAATAGTTACAACATTCATGGGGTATTCGCCTTGATACTGTGGACTCAACCGACCCCATTGTTCATAGGGGTCTTTAGGTCCAAGTTCAGTATTAATTTTAGTATTTAACGTTTTATTTCGAAGATGTTCAAATCGCTCTAGTGCGTTAGTATAATGTGTTTCATATGACCAAAGTAGATAGGGAAGGTCACATTGCTTGCGCACATAGTTAGGAATCTTAACGTAAAGTCCTCCCCAACAATCCATCAAAATTCTAGTTTTTGGCTCATTAGTGACTCCAATTAATCGAGTTACGATTAATGTCTCCTGAGATAACTCAGGCATAATCATCTGCATACATGCAGGACAAATATCTGTTCCTACATTCTGTACTAAATCCTGAAGAGGAACATCACTCTGGTCAGGACCATACTTATCCATTTCTAAGTCTAGCCTATCATCCATATGCCTCATTATTAGGTCCTGAGGATTCTGTTGCTGTTCCTGCTGTGGACCTCCTCCCTGTGCCGGGCCCATAGGAGGTTGTTGGGGCATTTGTGGATTAGTTTGTTGAGGATTAGGGGGTTGATTAGGATTAGGCTGTGAACCATTGAACATCATCTGGTCATCAATTGTGTGACCACAGTTCGGACATTTAGTATATTGGTGAGTTTCCTCCTCCATTCCATATTGCTTATCTTCGTAGGTTCCATATTCTTTATCGCACTTCGGATATGAATAGCAAGCTACCATACCTTCTGTGCAAAAAATAAATAGAGCATGAAGCCAAAGTAGAATAACGTCATTATGCCTATAAACCAATTGGGCAATCTTATCTCCTGTTTTGGCTGTAGACAAATCCAGTGGATTATCCGCATCATCAGGATAACATTTAACAGGAGGAACAGTGATGCTGAGAGCAGCGATAATACTCTCAAGATAAGCCCTAAAGATATTAACAGGCTTATCATAATATGATTGGTCAGTATCAGAATCATCTGTCTCTTCATTCCAAATACGCCAATCATGCGCGACTTCGGAATACCACGCTTTCTGAAATCCTTCCCAAAATAACTTTAGTCTACGCCATGTGCGGATTTGCCGTTCGCGCACAGCATTATCTTCTCGGTCAAAATGAAATACAATTTCCTTGAGGAGTCTTTGAATCTCCTCGTCGGGTACTAGTTCATTCTTAGACATTTAATACATCGCTGGGAAATTAACGCCTGGTGGCTGCTGCCCTTGCAAATTCTGTTGATAAATATTCCACAATCCACCTTGCATAGGATTAACTCCAGCAGTTGGATTAGGAGGTGCCATTGGTGGCATAACACCCGGAGTAGGTTGTGGTCCCATTCCACCCGGAGGCATAGGAGAACCGAATTGTACATTTCCAAATGGATTATTAGGAGAACCAGCAGATGGATTAGTTCCCATTCCCATCTTTTTACCTAATTTACCTTTAGCCATCTTACCTAGTCCACCGAATAGTGATGACATACCATTAGGCATTCCTGGTGCATTAGGCTGACCCTGAGGATTAGGACCCATAGGTTGTCCCATCCTATTCCCCATAGCAGCTAGTCCACCAGCCATCCCTGTAGGATTCTGGCTACCATCTTGATTATTTCCCTGCATTCTTTGCCAAAATGAGCCCATATCCATTACATTATCCCAAACCTTTTCCTGAAGTTATTCGATGGCCCGGCATCTACTGTATTACCAGCCCTAGTCTTTTTCTGATTAGGAGTAGCTTTAGGATTATCTTTTCGTTTCTTAGCCCTCGCGAAAAAATTCTGGTCACTCTTTGGACCACCGCCATATCCTGGTACATTCTTAGTGGACATTTTTCTTCCTCTTAAAAGATTCGGATGGCCCTGTATCTACACCTTGTTTCTTCCTTTTATTAGCTGTCGCATAGAATACTCTCTTAGCCTTTTCTGGGCCATAAGATTTCTTCATATTAGACATAACTTCCGAACCATGCCCACCAAAATACTTACTGATTGGCATATCTCTTTCTCAAAGCTGGAGTAGCTGTATCTACTCCCTTATGCATATTTGGTAACCATAAATCTCGACTACCTGTAACTGGGTCAACATAATACGGTATATGAGTGCGTTGTGCTCTATCTCGTTCGGTTTGATATGCTTCCATTTCAGAACTACGCCAATAGTATGGGTC